AAACTTTAGGTGATTTAACCAAAAAAGTTGGCGACTCTGTACTTGATGCACATAAAAAGAATACTGAATTTGGTGAATACGGATCTAACTTTAATAATAATTTAGCTGACATGGATCGGTTAGTTAAAGGTGCAAGGTTAACACATGAAGAATACGGTGATATTCTTAAAAGAAATGCAACTGAACTAAATGGTTTAGGTTCAACTATGAACCGATCACAAGTAAACTTCTTAGAATTTACTAAAGGTTTACAAGAATCTGATGTAGTTGACAAATTAAAAGAATTTGGACTTCAAACTGAAGACGTTACTGAGGTAGCTAAAGCAGCAATGGGCAGTCAACGCGGTATTGACATGTCAGATATTGAATCTAAAAATGCTGCAATCGATTCTGCTATTCGAATGACCGCAGCAATGGATGAAACTACTCGAATAACTGGTTTAAGTAGGAAAGCGCAAGAAGATGATTTAAGAAAACGTAATGAAGATGCAGTTGTCCAAGTTGCATTATCAAGATTAGACAAAGATGCTCGTAATAGATTTAATGAATCCATGCAAGACATGGCAGGCATGCCAGAAGCTGCTAAACGAGTATTCCAAGAAACGTTCACAGGCGGTTTGCGTACTAAAGAAGGCGCAGAATCTATGGCTGCAATGGGCGACGCTGGTCCAGAATTGCAAAAAGCTGCAGAAGCAATGAAATCTGCAAACACTCCAGAACAAAAAGCTGCAGCACAGATCCAAATGCAAAAAGCATTAGAAGCTGTTGATAGATGGCAAAATTCTGATGGCTTTAAAGATATGGTGCAATATGGCTCAGGCGGTGTTACACAACGAGCAATCGAAGCACAAACAAACAATAGAGAATTACCTCAGATTCAAACAAAAATTGATGAAGAGAGAAATAAAGGTAATAATATCGACGAAGCTACTGCTAGACGAATGATTCGTGAAGAAGCTCATAATGCACAAAAAGGATTAGACGAAAAAGGTGAAAAATTTAAAGGTGCAGAGCTTGATACTACACTAAACAAAGCCGATCGCACATTAAAAGACATGTCTGCAGGTGCATCTAAAATGTTTGGTGGGCTAGTTGACAGTGGTAATAAACTAATTGGAACTTTTGATGGTATTAATAATGCACTTAGACCTAGAACACAGGAACAAGCTACACCTGGTAACATGGCTAAGGAAATTACTGATGGATTTAAAGCATCACTTCCGTTATCTACTGCTCATCAAAAAGCTATTGAAGCACATAAAAACACTCCAACATTAACTCCAGAACAAACAGGTGCATCTCCAGTTAAGTATCATTTTGCTGACGGAACTCCTGACTTTGAAAAATTCTTATCAGGTGGTGGCGGATTTAAAGACATGTTTACGCACTTTGATCCAAAAGGTGAGCTTGCAGAACTTCATGGTAACGAAATTGTAGCTAATGAAGATCAAATGAAACGGTTTGTACAGCAAATGATGCCACCTGGTGTAGCATCAGCTGATCAAAAACAAGCAAAAACACCATCTCCAAGTACTACTGATATTAAAATTCCTACAACCACATCGGAAACAGTACCTGCTGCTCCGCAATTAACTGAATTAGGTAAAACATTTACAGATATTAATACTGAAATGAAAAATGTTGCTAAACAGTTTACTGATATTGCTGAAAAATTTAAAAATATTACATTTGCTCCACAAGCAAAAGAAATGCACGAAACTGTTACTAAAGCAATTGAAAAAGCAACTCCTCAAACTAAGCCAGCCGAAGTAAAACCTGCTGAGCCACCTAAAGCAGAGGTTAAAGCCGAAGTAAAACCTGCTGAGCCACCTAAAGCAGAGGTTAAAGCTGAAGTAAAACCTGCTGAGCCACCTAAAGCAGAAGTAAAACCAGCTGAAAATCAATTTAAGTTTGTAGAACAACAATCTATTGCACAATTAGGAGAACAATTTAACAAACTTATTAAACCAGCTACCCCTAAAGAACCACCAAAAATTACTACTCCTAATCTAGATGCAATTAAACTACCTAAGTCTCTAGAAGAATCGGCTATTACTGCATTACATCAGAATTTTGAACACCTAGGCAAAGCAGTATCAGGGTCATTAACTGAAGTTAAAATAGCAAATGCTGAAAAACCTAAAACTACAATTGCTCCACTACCTAAACCTAAAGCTCCAGATGTTTCAAAGTTAGACGAAAGCTTAATAAACTTAGCTAAGTTTAAACAATCAATGAATTCTGGTGATATTTCTAAAATTGGTATGTCACAGATGGATCTTAGTGACTCAGGTAAAGCTGCTGAAGACAAATTAGGCCCATCTGCTGCAAGAATGGCGTTACAAAAGAAAAGAGAAGCATTAGAAAACGCATCTTTTGACTACGAACAAATGAAAGCAGCTAATACTAAGCCAAATGCCGAAGCTGCAGAACGTTTAGCTAAGAAAAAAGAAGAAGTTGCAAAAATAGCACTCAGTTACGAAGATGATTTAATCAAAACTAAAGGTAAATTAAAACTTCATGCTGAAGAAGAAGCTAAACATGCTGAAATTAAAAATAAAACCGCTCAAGAAGCTCATGCAAACCAAGTTGCGCAAGCATTAGAAGCCGAAAAGAAGTTTATGAAGGAGCACGGTGCAAAAGAACCTGAAAAAACTGATAAATCTAAAGTAACTGATAAGTCTATTAAAGAAATGACAACTGCTGAGAAAGAAATGGTGATTTATAGCAGTGGATCTAAAAAAGAACTACCGTCCACTGAAAGTATAAAACCTGATGTTAAACCTAAAGCATTTGAAGAATTAAGTAATCAGCTTGGAAGTTCTTTTAAATCGTTAGATGCTACTATTAAACCTGCAAGTATTCCAAAATTAGAAGATACTGCTATAAGGTATGAACCAACTAAAGAAGAACCTAAAGAAAAAGGGTTCTTTGATAGTATAACAGACACGTTTAGTGATGTAGGTTCGTCTATATCTGGATTATTTAAGAGTGATAACAAGCCATCATTTGCTAAAGGTAATGTAAAATACGAAGAAATTTCACCAGAAGAACTAGCTGCTTCAGAAAAACGGTCTCAAGAAGGAATAGGTAAAATAGATCATAGTCCAGAAGCAACTGCAGCTCGTATTGCAGAGCTTAATAGACAACATTCAAGTTATTACAAACAAAAACCTAAAGTCGAAAGTGAAAAACCTGCAGAACCTGCTAATATTAACGATAACTCTAAAGTTGAACCTCCTAAACCTGAACTTAAGAAGCCTGCAGAAACAAAAGAGCAAGCGCATATTAAAGAAATGTACAAAAAGTTTGGATTAGAAACGTTTAATGACTATAATTCTAGAGTTTCAGCAGAAGTAAAACAATCGCATGCATCAATTAAAGACGTAAAATCAGATCATGCAGTATTAACAAAGAAAGATGTAGAACCACCTAAACCTACACAACCTGTTAAACAACCAGAACCAGAAAAACCAGTTACGCCGCCACCTGCAACACCTGCACCGGTAGCACACGAGACAACATTAAAAGATTTACATGATTCACTATTACAGTTAAATAAGACTATGATACAGATGGTTCAACATGCCGATACTATTAGCAGTAATAGTCATAAACAAGTTAGAGCAACTAAAAGTTTATCGGGTAATTTGTTGGGATAAGATAAAAACAAAGGAAAATATATATGACATGGCGAAAACACTTTTCACCGGTTGATGTTAACTATGAACATAATCGTTCTTCGAATACAACTCAAAATTCTAAAGCAGGTCCAGCTAGAACTAACTATTCTAGTTACCTACCTGACGTTTATACAGGTAGTCCTAACCGTGTAGAGCGTTATCAGCAATATGAAGTAATGGATAGTGATCCAGAAATTAATGCAGCACTAGATATTCTTGCTGAATTTTGTACACAAAAGCTAAAAGATGGTAAAAGTCCATTTACTGTTAGATGGAATAGCAAAGGTACTAACTCAGAAATACGAATTTTAGGCGAATACTTACAACAATGGAATAAATTACAGCAATTTGATACCAAAATCTTCCGTATTGTTCGTAATGTATTCAAATACGGTGACGCTTTCTTTATTAGAGACCCAGAAACTCAAAAATGGAACTGGATTGATAACAGTAAAATAATTAAAATCATTGCAAATGAAAGCGATGGGAAGAAACCAGAACAATATATTATTAAAGACTTAGCCCCTAACTTTGAAAACTTAGTTGTTACGCAGATTACACCTAACATTAATCCAAGACAAGCAGGCGGAGGTATGACATCCGGTGCAGGATATATGGGCGCACCTGGTGCTCAACGTGGGTCTTCTGGGCCGTTTCCTAGTTCAAGTAGCGGATCTAGATTTGGTTTAGCTGAAACCGAACACGCAATTAATGCTGAACACATTGTTCACTTATCACTTTCTGAAGGTTTAGATAACAATTACCCATTTGGTAATAGTTTATTAGAGAATATTTTCAAAGTTTACAAACAAAAAGAGCTTTTAGAAGATGCTATTTTAATTTATCGTATACAACGAGCACCAGAAAGACGAGTATTTCATATTGACGTAGGTAATATGCCGAGTCATTTAGCCATGGCGTTTGTAGAAAGAGTTAAAAATGAGATTCATCAGCGTAGAATTCCAAGTCAAAGTGGTGGCGGACAGAATGTAATTGACAGTGCGTACAACCCTTTATCAATCAATGAAGACTATTTCTTTCCTCAAACTGCAGAAGGTCGTGGTTCTAAAGTCGAAACCCTACCAGGTGGCACTAATTTAGGCGAAATTGATGACTTAAAATTCTTTACAAACAAATTATTCCGTGGTTTACGTAT